TTTATACCTGTGTTCTCTCTATATATACCGCTATATGTAATAGCCTCCTCTACTCGCTGTTGCTTATAATCCTCTATCACAGAGCTTACTCTTGGAGAGTAGGCTAGTGCTGGTGCGTTGAAATCACCACGTATTCTAAGACCTTCAACACCATTTCCGAAGCAATAGGCGTTGTACATACTGTTCTCTCTATCTGAAGCTGTGGATGATAGTGTAGTAGTATTTAAACTCACCGTAGCTGGAGAGTTACTCGATAAACTCTGATTAGAAACATTACCCTGATGAGCACCATTAATAATATCAAACGTATCACTAAGCTCGTAGTATATATCCGCAGGATTCTCTATAGGAGTAGTTTCAAAAACATTAGCGTTTTCTTGTTGTTCAATTCTAATATACACTCCTATATATGCTTGACCGTTTGAACAATTAGAATTTCCATATTCTGAAATACCAGTTCCTTTTATCATCATCCATGTAGCGTTTGTTCTTAAAAACTCACTCCAACTACCTCCAGAAGGAACACTAGTTGTTCCATTAGTTTGTGAAATTCTACCACTACTTGTGCAATTATTACCTTGATTAGTTAAAGATATTTCTTCTCTATTAAATCCTCTTCTAAAAAATACCCTGCTAGGTCCTAAATCTTGTGTACCATTATTCATCGGCAACAGAGTGTTGGCAGCTTGATTATCTAAATAAGCTTCACCTTTAGTAAATCCTTCATGTTTAAAACTTAAATAAGCTCCACTTTCCCAGAACCACTCCTCTATGTTTAAATAATTTCTGTTAACATAAAAAATGTTTTCAGTCAATATAGACTTAAACCCTGAACTGTTAGTAAAATTAGGATTCCAAGCAGGACTAGTGTCGTTAATGTTTAAGGTGATTTTAGCTCCTGCTTTTATTGCTCTGTCTCCAACTACAAAATTACCATCAGGTTGAGGTTCTGATATCACGGAACCTGTAGTTAAAAATCCATTTACATCCCATAATGAATCTTGAGGAATAGCCACTTGATTACTGACATCATATTGGTCACTCCACGCAGAAGAAGTATTAGAAAACAAACTTTGTAGTTTTTCCGAATGAATATTAACAATCCAATAATCACCTACCTTATAACCTAACTCAAAAGGAAAAGAAAAATTATATATCACAACTCCATTTAATGTGACTTGTTGATTGGTTCCTGGAGTAGAAGGTATATTCTGTGCACTTTGAACAATTTGATAACCTCCTCCATTTATTGTAGGAACTAATTGTTCAACTCGGTAAGTGTTAAAGGTCCCGTTTGGCGTATCTATAATGATTTTTAATCTATAATCTTTTAATGGTGGTATAGATAGATTTAAAGAAGTAGTGGGGGTTATAGTGTTTCTGATAGCAGAATTTCCATAATATATAGGAAAATTGTAAACAAATGCAGTAAAAGGTGTTAGTGAGGTGTCATTTTCATATCCCAATATATAAGGAAATGTTTGTATCCAATTACTACCAAAATTACCTATACCTCCTTTATGTACAGCATTTGTTGCACTTGTGTTATGACTATAATCTACTAAATCACTACCATCAAATAATGTAGCGTCATCTATTTTTAATTTAAAATAAAGACCTGCTCTTTGTGTTTCAGGTGCGTTATCTAAAAAATCTTCTGGTTGAGACTGAACGTCTAGCACCTTGTATTGTTGATTACTTTCACTAGCTACTCCTGCCTCTGTTTTAAGTATTACATAGCTTCCAATAGGTACCTTATCCACCTCTGAAGGGTCTATTTCAAACCAAGTGTATATACCCTCTTTATAATAATACAACACAAAAATATTATAATAATTACCTTTAGGCTGTTTAATAAATATTCTATATTTCTTAGCAAATGCAGGGGCTTCGTTATTTATTTCAACCCTAATATCGTTAGCCTCATCAGATAAGTCTGGTGTAATGTTAATAGTATTATTAGGAGATGTTAGTACCGTAGTCATTCGGCTGTATTCATCTAAATATACCAACCCTATCTCATAATCCCTATCACTCCTAAATGTAGGCAGTGGTGTGCCAGAAACAGCTGTTGACTGTATCTCTAAGCTGTAGTCTATATCTATAGGCTTACCTGATGAATCAATAATATCATAAAACTGAACATAGTTCCCATAAGCAATCCTACTACCTATAAGCTCCTGTGCTTTTGCTTTTAATGGTACATTATCAAATAGTCTTGTAATCTCATCAGGAGGAAGTACTGTATACACCTTACTATTGTCAAAGGTGTTGGTAAATCTTCCGTTAACATCAATACCCAAGGATGGATTAGTAAGGATGTTATCTATATTAAATGACTCAATAACATTAATGTTGGTGCCAGCCGTATCTCTAAATAACAACTGAACCTCTTTTATTCTAGGGTCTGGAACCCAAGCACCACCTGATAATTCTCCGTTGATATAGTAATCTACACTAACCTCATTATAACTATTGGTCATAGATGAAAAAGAATCATCACCAATTACATATAAAAAAGGTGACGGCTCAAATGCTGTAGATGAGAATGGAGATATAGCACTATACTCATCGTTCTCGTACTTATATCTACAGGCAAACTGTAGGAACTTATACTTTAAGTTATTCTCCTGGAACTGTATAGCTGAATTAGTTAGTGTTATATTTGGTGAGTTTAACGCTGGCTTTACAATAACCGATATGTCATCCTCAACAAATCCATCAGTAGGATAATACTTAGCTACATTTAATCGTCTTGGTGGGTTTATATTATCTGTCCAAAACAACAAACCATCTATAATATTAACACCAGTAATTAAATAACTGGGGTTAAATTTTAATACAGAGTTTGCGTTACCTATAGTATCTTTTAGTAAAACTGTGGTTATGCCGTTAATCTCATTATACTTAAGTACATAATCAAAACCTGCTCCTGCACCATCTGGGTCATTTACAAACCAGTAGATATTATTATTAGCCTCATCAGCTACAGCACCTATAGTCTTAGCGTTAGCGGTAAAGGTTTGATTAGATACATTGGTATTACCTTTTATATTCTCTAATGCACCAACACCTGCACCTTCAGATGCAGACACTTCGACATTCAACGCATCTCGATACTGACCGTCTGGAATCAGACGTTCATCAAGACCTTTGTTCATAATACCTTTTATGAAACTTTTAATTAACCTCATTTAATCCACTTATCTCTGCCTCTTAGAGTCATCAATAATCTCCCAGAGTGCATATTGCTTAATCTAATCTTAGCGTTTCTAAGTTTAGCCATTTTCTCTTTCTTAGCTCTCCTTACCACATATTCCTGGGTGTCTATCTTATTATCTAAAATAGCCCATCTAACGTAGCTATATATGTAGTCCTCTGCTAATTTATTAATTGTAACCGAATCATCATCACCATTCTCCATACCATCAGATACATACTCTAGTACTATAGACTGAGCATTAACACCTGAGCTAAAATTAATAACACCTGATTGTTTATTAATTCTAAAGCTGTCGTTTACATTAGCCTTAGAGGTATCTAACCCGTAGTATCCACCTATTCCATAGCTAAAATACCAGCTTCCATCTACACACCAACCCCACTGTCCATATCGTAAGCCTGAATCTAAAAATTGTTGCTTAGGTAGTCCAGCTAATCTATCCCTATCTAATTGAGATAGCTCCTCCTCTAATACCTCACCATTCTGGTCGAATAATAAATTACCATTATTATCCTTTAGGTATTCAGTAGCGTAGTTAATCTGACTGTTCTCATGTAGGGGAAATAATATACCATCCTTCTCTACCGATATACGTACATAGTTTACGTAGTCAGGTGGTAATACAAACCTTAAGTCATCACCAACAGATTGCTGTAATACCTTTATGTTCCTTAATGCATCGTAGTTAATCTCTTGGATACCTCTCTTGGCGTGAAACAATACGTTATACCTGGTCACATTATTAACCAACTTATCATCACCTACATACATTAACATAAAATTATTAACGATATCTTTTAGTGATACGTATTGGTACTCTCCCCAGTTTGCATCCTGAGGTACTGTACCTGAATTGGTGTAGTATTGATAGTTACTTATATATGCCATTAGGTTTCTTTTTGGTCGTTAATAGCTTCCTCCTGTGATGCAAATGCTGTTACAGCTGCTTCTCTAATATTAACACCAGCGTACTCCAGTATCTTAAAGACCAGAGTATCTTGGTCTGAAAGAGGTAGCTCAAAGTCTTGGTAATCGGCAGCTGACTGATTAAATACAGGTGAGCCAGATACTGTATTATAGGTCCACTTAGGGTCAGATGGATAGCGTACATATAGAACATCTATATTGTTTATTATGGTTGATGGATATACTATTATTGAATTACCTGGTGAGGTGGGTGTTGGTGTTGAATTACTAGCTCCTGTTAAGTAATACGCAGGGTATGCGGTAGTGGGGGCTGTAATGTTTGACATTACCAGCTGGTTAATCTTATTCTGGTTAACTCTCTCTACCTCAGTAGTAGTGTTATAATAAACCACGTTTAGTGTGTACCAGTCTGTAGGTAGTGTAAAAGATGTTGTTCCACCAACATAAGTAAGTCCTGTTGATTTCTTGGTAAATAAATCTATAACCTCCGCTAGTTGCTTAGGGATATCTGCATAACCACTATTAGATAATCGCTTATTCTGTAGGTTTAATGCATTCTTGTAATCATAGAAATATTCCTCGAATAGCTCAAGTTGAGCCTGCTTTGCAAACAGGTTAAACTCTTCAGGAGTTACGTAGCCATTATTATCCTTATTAAGGATTGCCATGACTGTATTTCTAACCTCATTAATCATTTAAAATTTCTTTGATACAAAGATAAAGAAAAAAAAGGGACTTGTTGTTTTTTAAGGAAGTATAAAAAAAGAGGACCTATAAAAAGTCCTCTTAATTA